TTAGATAAAGCACTCTCAAGAACTGCAAGGTTGCGTTGAGCTGATGTACCCGCAACTACTGATTTGCCTAAATTATTAAAGTTTTCAGCAGAGAACTTACCAGTTTCTTCGCCTTCTTTTTTAAGCGCATAAGTAAGGGCTTTGCCTAACAAGCCAAACCCTTCAGCCATTGTTTCTGTAACTGACTTTTCAGAACTTAATTTCTTCATTCTGGCTGTCAAGATGTCATATGCTTCTTTGTTTTTTACAGGGTCAAGTAAGTCTCTTTCATTCATTAACTTAGTTAATTCAGATGGAGCATATTCTTTTGGACGAGTAATTGCGGTTAATTTATCTTTATATATTTGTAACTGAGCAACAACCTCTGGTGTTTTTTCTTGACCTTCTAATTGTCTAATGGCGGCTTTTATTCCAGCCTCTGCCTCTACTTTCATAAGGTCTTGTCCCATACTGGCGGCACGACCTTCACGCAAGTTCTTTGTAATCTGTGATTGTTTTAACTCAAGATCAGTTCCTTTTTGCAAAGCAATTTGTGCGCCTTCAGGATCGTTTTTAGCAAGCAATTCTTTACTCATTGAAGCCCATTGTTCGGGCTTAGATAAATCATACTTTTGACCAAGTTCTGCCCTTTGGCTCAACATCATCATTACAGGGTCTTGTGCGCCTAGTGCGCCACCAACTATATTACCAAGACCTCTGCCTCCAATAAATGCCATAGCATTGGTGCGCTCATAGGGATCAAGTTTAGAAAACTCAAGTGCTTGTTTGCGTGTTGCTTCTTCTTTGTTTTGTTCGTATATCGCTGGAGATACACCAAACAAATTACCCATTATTGAATCTTGTGCCATGTTTATTCCTCTAATTAAGATGCCCAGAAATCTGCGGGGCCTTGTCCCGAAGTAACTCCAGTACTTCCAGAAGGAGACTCCCACCAATTTTTTATTTGACCTTGTAAATACTTATTAGTTTGTTTTCCAAAATCACTTCCTGATATGCCGCTAATAGCAGTTGCATAAGGATTGAGAGCATTGGCAGATTGCATTGTTTTAGCCGCAGTTTGTCCACCTTCAAGCAAAAACTTTCCAACATTAGCCCCTGCCGTAGCAGATCGACCAGCCAATGCCGCACTAATATCTAATGGTGTTTGACCCATCTGTTCAATAGTTCCACCCAAGCCCAATGAAGTTTGGAATGGAGTCAATGCTCCAACCTGACCAGCCTGATATTGGCTCATTAGTCCAGCACCACCAGTTGCCAAGTTTTGTCCAAACAGTATGCGATTTCTTGCTTCTTGTTCAGCATTTGCCGCCAACTGTGCGTCTTGTCCAGCAATTGAGTTGTAATAGGCTTCCATCTCAGGATTGCTTGCGCTTAGACCCAGACCGCCGCCTGGTCTTAGTCCTGTGCCACCAGTAGAAAAACCTTCCCTACCTGTTTGGAAAACCCTATTTCTTAGTTCTGCTAACTGACGCTCACGGGATGGAGCAAGTAAGTTTTGTTGGCTCATAATATATTTCTGAGCAGATTCTTCAGGCGTTTGCGCTAAGTAACGGCTACTCAAATCAAACAACCCACCAGCCGCACCCTGTAATGGCGCATACTGTTCAGGAGCCATCAACCCCTGTTGTAATTGCCGACCAGTTAACCCCATTAGTTGATCTTGGTAGCCTCGTAACTCTGGAGATACGTTATATCCTGAGTTAATTAGATTTCCTCTATCATCAAATTGGAAATTACTTGATCCATAGCGTGTAGTTACGCCAACAGGACGAAAACGAGCCGCGTCTGCTGATAATCTTGCCGCTTCTAATGTGGCGTTTGCGGCTGTATTTGCCGCACTCTTTGTGGCTTGACCTTGTACAAGCGAACCTGCAAATGCGAATGGCATATCAAATCTCCTTTGCTACCGCTACATGAGTAGCATTAAAACCAAGTTTCTTATAAAACATATCTAACGACTCTTTTAGGTTATAACTTGCGACCAAACTCTTACAGTTATTGTTTTTAGCCATTTGTTCGACAAGTTTAAACATCTTCATTCCTATTCCTTGACCTCTGTACTCTGGTTTTAAAAAGAACATATCGATTTGACAGCAAGTCTCATCGTAATATGGGCTTTTGTAAAACAAGTAAAACGCATAACCAACTGTTTTTTCTTCATCTTTGGCTATCACCACACGAAAGTTATCAATTATTCCCCTGTCAAACATTGGCTTTTTATTCTTGAAATACTCCCAATGCTCCAACGCAATCTCGTCAAAGTCCTTAATGTCATCCAATGTTCCATCAATGACTTGTATAACTTCTTCTGCAATCATGCTGTACGCTTCCACATATAAACAGTTATGTATGGCTGATAGTTAGCATTTGTTGCGCTAGAGCCTTCTGTCGATATGCTTGTTGTGGATGAAATACTAGCGTTTCCTGTTGCAGTTGCAGTTGGTCTTGCAAAGTTTAGGTTATTACCACCCGCTAATTGCTCACCACCACCATTAGAAATAAAGCCCGTTCCCGCAGATGATCCGTGAGTGTGACCTGAGTCCGTTGATGTTGTTGTAGCCGTATGGGTGTGGCTTACAACAATAGCATTTGCGCTACCGCCAGTTTCTTCTGCGCTGTCAAACAAAGCATTGCCAGAGTCAAAACCAACAGGAACACGACCTGCACCAAACGCTGTCCAAGTACCAAAGCCTAAGAGAGTGCCTGGGTTTGTGCTGACAGATGCGTTGGTATAAACAGAGCCAACAGGATAAAGCAAAGCAATTGCCGCCTGAACAAACGCAGTAGTTGCTATGGCAGTTGTGTTGTTTCCAGCACTTTGAGTGGTTGCCACAGTACCAGTAGGCAAAGTAGGCGTACCCGTAAAGGTAGGACTTGCTAAGTCTGCTTTGGTAGCAATAGCCGTAGCAATGTCATTGAACTCTGTATCAATTTCAGTACCTTTAACAATCTTGAGTGGGTTGCCACTAGATAGATTGTCTTTGGTAGCAAAATTGGTTGATTTGGTGTAATTACTCAATTTCTTCTCCTTAACTTACTTTGCCACGTTTGGATTGAATCTCAATCTTTTGGATAGATAAAGCCGTTCCATTGATGTCTGCTTCATAACCAGTTTGAACAACCTTACCCGCACCACTTGCAGATACAGTCAATGTCTGCAAAGCAACGCCATCAGAATAGTATGCAATCACAGTAGCATTTGCCCCGTACTCTGCTGACCCAAAATAGTAAACATCTTGTACTGGAATGGTGGCAATTGCTGATTGGTAATTGGTCTTAAAGTCAAAGCCCCACTTAAAGATCACATCTTGATTCGTTCCACCAATTACCACAGTAGACAAACGCTTCAAGATAGAAGTAATATTCTGATCGCCTAAGTCTGCATGGTTTGTGTAATACAAGAACCTGTAGAGGCTTGTATGGTCTTGGTAAGTGCCGTATTTCCCAATGTAGCCATTCTTACCAATCAGTAAGTCACCATTTCGTTTTGACAAAAGGGCTGTTGGCTCAATAGAGTCCCAACTAGTTACTCTGAGTGAGCCATCTTGTAAACTTATCCGTGTATCAAAGCAAAACAATGACTTGATAGATGGGAAAGTCAATAAGTAAAAGGCTTCTTTTTCAGAGTAGACAGACTTGATGTTTGCCAATGTTTCGCCTGAAACAGTACCTATTAAGTCATTCCTAATGTTCTTAGATAAGTCTCCCAAAGGCGCAGACTTCTCTATGATTGTTCTAGCAAAAGAACGAACACCAGAGTTAGACAAGAATAAGACATCTTTACCAATTGACTGAATCGAATCCCTTGCTATACAACCAATACCACCCACAGTATCACTTAACGACATTGTGGAAGGAGTAGTTGCATTGGCATAGACAAGAATCTGACGCTTGCCAAATATGATTAGGAATCCATTGTGTGCCGCCAACCCAGTTATCTCATCTGACCCGTTAGCCCATACTCTGTCTACATTTAAAGAACCAGAAGTTCCTGTTGACCACACATGACCAGAGAGTAAGTCAGAGAAAGAAATGGTTGATGTGTTTGTAGTCGTACTTGCCACCCACAACCTACCAAAAGCACTAATAGCAATATTGGCAGAAGGAACAGTACCTACATAACCCGTCTTCTCAGACACACGCCTAAAGGTTGTGGTGCTTACCGCAGGGTCATAGATCAATGGATCAAAGCCAGACTGAA